GCCTGCCGCTTCATCTTTATAAAGAAGAGAACGGAAGCAAGGTCAAGGCTATGGATCACCCGCTGTACTTCCTGCTCCACAGTGAGCCGAATGAAGAGATGACGGCCTACTCCTTCTGGGAGACGCTGATGACACATCTGCTCCTGTGGGGCAACGCTTACGTCCAGATCATCCGGAACGGCAAAGGAGAAGTGACAGCACTGTATCCTCTGATGCCAAACAGGATGACTGTGGATCGTGATGAGACCGGGCATATCTATTACCAGTATCTCTGGTCCAAGGGAGACGATGCACCGACCCTGAAAGATACGATCGTGAAGCTCTCGCCTCATGAAGTGATGCAGATCCCGGGACTTGGGTTTGATGGCCTTGTCGGCTACAGCCCGATCGCAATGGCAAAGAACAGCATCGGTCTTTCGATGGCCTGTGAGGAATACGGCAGTAAGTTCTTTGCAAATGGCGCAGCACCTTCGGGAGTTCTCGAGCATCCGGGAATCCTGAAGGATCCGGAAAAGGTCCGGGACAGCTGGCAGGCGGCCTTCGGTGGCAGCCAGAACGCCGGGAAGGTTGCAGTACTTGAGGAAGGCATGAAGTATTCGCCGATCTCCATCAACCCGCAGGAGGCACAGTTCTTGGACACTCGGAAGTTTCAGATCGATGAGATCGCTCGTATCTTCCGTGTCCCTCCACACATGATTGGAGACCTGGAGCACGCTACCTTTTCAAACATCGAGGAGCAGTCGCTGGAGTTTGTGACCTACAGTCTGCAGCCGTGGCTTACACGGATTGAGTCTTCGATCTCCCGCTCACTTCTAACAAGGGAAGAAAAGATGGTCTACTATGCACGATTTAATGTGGATGGACTACTGAGAGGCAATTACGCATCGAGGATGCAGGGATATGCAACTGGTATCAGCAACGGCTTTATGTGCGTGAATGATGTACGCAGGCTTGAGAACATGGACCTCGTTCCGGATGAGGAAGGCGGCAACTTATTTCTGGTGAACGGCAGCATGACACCTCTTAAGAATGCAGGTGCTGCTTATCAGCAGAGCGCACAAAGCGGTGGAACGGATCCGCCTGAGCAGGAAGAAACGGAGCAGGAGCCCGAGAAAGATACAGAAAACGCAAAGCCCCATAGAAGGGGAAGGAGGAACAAATGAACAAGTTTTGGAAGTGGGTGCGAAACAAGACGCCTGCCGGAGAAGATCCGGATCTTGCGGAACGTACGCTATTTTTGAACGGAACAATAGCTTCAGAGAGCTGGTTTGACGATGATGTCACACCGGCTCTTTTTAAATCCGATCTCGACTCCGGCAAAGGACCAATCACGGTCTGGATCAACTCGCCGGGCGGAGATGTCTGGGCGGCAGCACAGATCTACAACATGCTTCTTTCTTACGGAGAGAAGGTCACGGTGAAGATCGACGGACTTGCCGCATCGGCAGCATCTGTCATTGCGATGGCAGGTGACGAGGTTCTCGTTAGTCCGGTCTCGATGCTGATGATCCATAACCCGTCCACGATGGCGATGGGCAATAAGGATGATCTCACACAGGCGATCTCCATGCTGGATTCCGTAAAGGATTCGATTCTGAATGCCTACGTGAAGAAGACGGGGCTTTCGAAGAACAAGCTCAGCAAGCTCATGGATGATGAGACCTGGATGGATGCCAATAAGGCGGTCGAGCTTCATTTCGCAGATCGTGTGATGGAGCGTCCGGATCTTTATCACGAGGATGATGAGGAAAAGAAAGTACCGGACGAGGACAATCCGGATGAGGAGAAAACGGATCCAGAGGAATCCGAAGAGAAAGAACCTGAAGAGGATCCGGAGAAGCCTGAAAAGAAGGATGAAGACCTGACCCGTACAGGATTCCTTTATTCCAGTCGCCAGATGGCGGCTGCCTTCACCAACAAGGTGAAAAAGCACTATGCAGCAAACAATACAGCAACCAGTAAAGCAGAGGAAGGCCGGAGCGTGGATGCTCTCATGGAGCGCCTGAATCTTCTACACACAATGATGTAAGGAGGAAATCACAATGAATGTACAGGATTTAATCGAAAAGAGAGCTAAGGCATGGGAGGCTGCAAAGTCCTTCCTCGAAGCTCACAGGGGAGAGAACGGTGTTCTCTCTGCCGCAGATGGAGAAACCTATGATCGCATGGAAAAGGAGATCACGGATCTTACCAAGGAGATCGACCGCCTGAACCGTCAGGCAGCGATTGAGGCACAGTTAAGTAAGCCGACCTCTGCTCCGCTTTCCGGAAAGCCGTCTGCTGGTGGTGAGAAGCCGGAAAGAAAAGGACGTGCTTCGGATCAGTATGCAAGAGATATGCTGACCGCTATGCGCACGAATTTCCATCAGGTATCCAATCTTCTGCAAGAAGGTGTGGATGCTGATGGCGGGTATCTGGTTCCGGAGGAGTGGGACTCGAGACTCATTGATGTTCTGAATGAAGAGAACATCATGAGAGGTCTTGCGACACAGATCACAACTTCCGGAGAACACAAGATCAACATTGCCGGTGCCAAGCCGACTGCCGCATGGATTGAGGAAGGCGGAGCTCTTCAGTTCACCGATGCGAAGTTCGGCCAGAAGATCCTTGATGCCCACAAGCTGCATGTCGCAGTGAAGGTCACTGAAGAGCTTCTCTACGATTCCATGTTTGATCTGGCAAGCTACATCACGAACCAGTTCGGCATCGCGATTGCAAACGCTGAGGAGGATGCTTTCCTGAACGGCGATGGCAAGGGCAAGCCGACTGGTATCTTTGATGCCACAAACGGTGGCACAGTTGCCAAGACACTCACCGGCACCAAGCTCGGCACCGATGATGTTCTGGATCTCGTGTACGCCCTGAAGCGCCCGTACCGTAAGAAGGCATCGTTCATCATGAACGACCAGACCCTTGCGGCACTGAGAAAGCTCAAGGACAACAACGGAGCCTACATCTGGCAGCCGTCTTATCAGGCAGGTGAGCCGGACAGACTTCTTGGCTATGCGGTTCACACCAGTGCCTTCGCACCGGAGCTTGCCGCAGACAAGCCGGTGATGGCATTCGGTGATTTCTCTTACTACAACATCGGTGATCGTGGCACCCGTTCCATGCAGGAGCTCCGTGAGCTCTTCGCAGGCAACGGCATGATCGGCTATGTTGCGAAGGAGCGTGTCGATGGTCTTCTGGTTCTTCCGGAGGCCGTGCAGATCATGAAGGCAGGTGCCTCTGCCTGATCTGCAGTCGTAACAATGTAATGTCGGGAGCTCAGGGTGTCACAACCCTGGGCTTTCTTTCTGACTGGAAAGGAGGCAGTGATGTTCTCACTGGAGGAAGCAAAGAAATATCTCCGGGTCGATTCGACCGATGAAGACGACATTATCCAGCAGGAATTGGATGCTGCCGAGAGTCTGGTCGCGTCGGTCCTCAGAAAGGACGCCATCGGAGACGAAGATAGTCCAATTGTCACAGTGGCAGTTCTCTATGCGCTCGCTTATCTTAACGAGCATCGGGAGGAAGCCGATCATCACGCACTGACCATTACCCTTCGGAACCTGCTCTTCGGAGAGCGGGATCCATGTTTCTAAAGGAGGTGCGGGATGAACATTGCAGCGATGCGGTGCCGGATCACGGTACAGAAGAATGAGACCGTGACCGATCGGATCGGAAATCATGTGAATACTTGGACGGATTTCTACACCTGCTGGGCGACACCAGTTCAGGGCGGAGGCTCGGAAAAACAGGAAGCCGGGACGACGAATAGCACGGAAGCGATAGATTTTACGGTTCGATATGCTAAGTGTCTCGACGGCCTTGATTCCACGAAGATCCGTATTCGGCTTGGAAGTGCTATCTATAACGTCACGGCCATTGATCCGATGGGCTTCAAGCATACAAGTCTCAAGTTTAAGTGTGAGAGGGTGAATCGATGAAGATTAAAGCAGATGATCTGGCGGCAACGGTAGAGAAGACGCTCTCCGACTACGTGGATGATGTGAATAACATCGTGAAGCAGGAAATCAAGGATGCCGGAAAAGAGGCCGTAAAGGAACTGAAAGAGAAGTCGCCAAAGCTCACGGGAAAGTACGCCAAGAGCTGGCGCTCCACGGTGCAGAAGGAAACAGCGGTCGGTGCAGAGGTGGTTGTTCATAACAAAGTGTACGGTCTGACACACCTTCTCGAAAAGGGTCATGCAAAACGAGGTGGTGGCCGGGTAGATGGCATCCCGCATATCTCAACTGTCGAAGAAGAGATCACCGGGAAGCTGTCAGATGAGATTGAGAAGGAGTTGAAAAACTGATGGACGAAATCATCAACATTCTGGAGGAGCTGGGACTTACCTTCGCCTACGATCATTTCGCGGAGGGAGAGGGACCGGATCCTCCGTTTATCTGCTACCGCTGTCCGAACAGCGACAACTTCGCCGCAGACGGCTCGGTGTATTTCCCGATTACGGAGATCGATATAGAGCTTTACACGGATCGAAAAGATCCGGAGAAAGAAAAGAAACTAGAAGATGCCTTGAAAGAAAACGACATCTTCTTTGATAAGACAGAGACCTGGATAGACTCGGAGAAGCTCTACGAGGTCCTGTATTCATTTGAACAGGAGGCCTGAAATGGCG